ATGGGAACGCAGCACGTAGGCCATAGGGAGCTTGTCAATTTTGCCGACGATCGGGTCAATCTGCCACGCGATAAAGCCAATGAGCTACGCGCGCAGGCGCGTGGACTGAGAGAGCGTCTGGAGACCTACCTAGGGCAGCACCCGGATTTCACCCTTCGAAAGATGATCCTTTCGGGAAGTCTGGCAAAAGGCACCGCATTGCGGTCGCTCAACGACATTGACGTGGCCTGTTACATCAGTGGGGCAGACGCCCCCAAGGACATTGGGAGGCTGCTGGAGTACTTGGCAGAGCGGCTTCGAAAGGCTTATCCAAATTTCAAGCCCGAACAAGTCAAGCCCCAGACTTACTCCGTAACAGTCTCGTTCCAAGGTTCTGGGCTGGATGTGGACGTGGTGCCGATCCTCTATGACGGCGATCCTGACTGGTATGGCAACCTAGTCAGTCAGGATGATGGCTCGTTCTTGAGAACCAGCATTCCCCGGCACCTAGAGTTTGCCAAGCGGCGTAAACAATTGCAGCCTTCGGATTTTGTGCAGGTGGTGCGCTTGGTCAAGTTCTGGGCAAGGCGCATGAAGACGGAAGTTCCCGGCTTTCGTTTCAAGTCCTTCATGATCGAGATGATCCTGGCAAAGCTGTGCGATGAGGGGCGTGATTTCTCCAACTACCCCGAAGCGCTCCAGCACTTCTTCACCTACGTGGCGCAGAGCGGCCTTCGCGAACAAATCGCATTCCAGGATTACTACCCTACCGCCATTATCGCCGCCTTCTCCGAGCCTATGCAGATCATTGATCCGGTGAACGAGAAGAACAACGTGGCCAAATTGTACGGTCACGCGCAGGTCGATGCCATTGTCGAGGCGGCATTGGATGCCGGCGACGCGATTGATGCGGCACTGGCTGCACCGACCAAGCAGGAGACCGTGCGCTACTGGCAAAAGGTCTTCGGCTCTTCCTTCCAAGCGTGAGGGCCCTATGACTGGCAGCTACACACAATCAAGCACCAGCACCTTTACGATCACTCATGCCCGCCACATGGCAGCGAAATTGGCCGCCGACCTCAAGCGTATGCAGCGCTTCTATGGGGCGCCCAGCGATGACAGAATCGCCGCTTATGAGACCGAAGTGGTTGAATTGTTGAAGGCCGGCTATCTGGACACAGTCACCTACGGTTTCAAGCGGGGTGATAACTGGATCGAGCCCACACTGCGCTACACCGCAAAAGATCTTGCAGGCATGTCCGGAATCGATGACGATCCCGGCAAGCTCCGCCCAGGCGCAGATGTATCCGGGGCGAGCTTCTACAACTACCTGACGTATTCCTCTGCCTGGTTCACGCTGTCGGCTCCTCAGCGGGAGTCATTTGAAAAGTCGCTTCCATTTCAGCGTACCGGGGCAGCCGAGCCTGGTATCAGCGGAAGCCTGGTGTCTGACCGCAGCTACTCTGCGGGTGGCAAGGCACTCGACCGCCTCAGTGTCAGGAGCTACTAATGCACTCAAAGCCAACCCTTGACGAGTTGTTTGATCAACGTCGCATCTATCCGGACATCGACGCCCGCACCCGATTGGATCGGCTGATTGGCGTGGACGATCAGAAGGCTCGCTTGTCGAAGATTCTCGGCCTGCTAGTCCACCCAGCTGGCCTGGAATTGTGGGCCAAGCGCCATCACCCAGGTGCCGCAACGCTGCTTGATTCCGTACTGCGCCGACCTCCTTTGGTCATTCTTTCCGGTGACGTCGGCTCTGGCAAAACCGAATTGGCAGAGACTATCGGTGATGCCGTGGCGCGACAGGAGAAGATTGATATCACCTTGTTCCCGCTCAGCCTGGCCACCCGAGGCAAGGGACAGGTTGGCGAGATGACCCAGCTACTCACCACAGCGTTCGACTACGCGCTGGCAGAAGCGACCAAATTGCAAGGTCGCGGAAAAAGCACCGGAGGGGTCATCTTGCTGGTGGATGAGGCCGATGCGCTGACCCAGTCTCGGGAATCGGCGCAGATGCACCATGAGGATCGAGCAGGGGTCAATGCCTTCATCAGGGGTATCGATCGTCTGGCGCAGACGAAGGTGCCCGCCGCCGTGATCATGTGCACCAATCGCCTCAACGCGCTGGATCCGGCCGTACGCCGTCGCGCCGCTGACATTTTGACCTTCAACCGTCCTGATTCAGCTCAGCGACGCTACGTCCTGGAACACCAGTTGCGACCGCTGGGTCTATCCTCCGTGCAGATCGAAGGGCTGGTAGAGGCCACTGGAGCGAAGGATGGACAAGAGGTCGGCTTCACCTACTCTGACATCACACAGCGGTTGATCCCCTCGATCGTACTAGATGCTTATCCAGACCGATCGATTGAGAGCAAACGCGCGCTTGAGATTGCTCGCCCAATGCAGCCAACGCCGGCGTTTCAGGATCATGGCTGAGATGCCTTCCCAGCACGCGCCGGGGCGCCGCTGACACTGTTTCGTGTGGCACAGCTGGCTGCCCCACCCCAGTCGCTGCTATTTCACATTGTTGACCAGGCAAGCGCCTGCTGCTGAGTGTATGGAGGTCCCAAGATGTCCCAATGGTCACTTTCACAGCTGCTTTCTTCATTGCATGAGGATGTTCAGCTGCGCCTTGCCACTGTCCGGAAGACGTTCAATCACCCAGGGTCCAAGGGGGATGCCAGTGAGAACGTGTGGATCAGCTTGCTGGATACCTACCTACCAAAGCGCTATCAAGCTGCGAAGGCACACGTGGTGGATAGTCAAGGAAATTTCAGCCAGCAGATTGATGTGGTGATTTTCGATCGGCAGTATTCACCGTTTATTTTCACCTACGAGGGTGAAATCATTGTTCCTGCCGAGAGCGTCTATGCGGTGTTCGAAGCCAAGCAGACAGCGAATGCAGAGCTGGTGGCGTACGCCCAGCAGAAGGTGGCAAGCGTTCGACAGTTGCAGCGCACTAGCCTGCCAATCCCGCACGCGGGTGGGGTCTATCCGCCAAAGGCCTTGATGCCAATTCTTGGCGGGCTGCTGACCTTTGAAAGTGACTGGAGTCCAGCGCTTGGGCCCTCCCTGGAAAGGGCACTGACCGCCAATCCCGGCGACGGGCGCTTGGACCTTGGCTGCGTTGCTGCGCATGGTCACTTCTTCTTTGACCATTCCAAGGATCGCTATCTCTTTGTGAATGAGAACAAGCCCGCGACGGCGTTCCTCTTCAAACTCATCGCCCAACTTCAGTTCAGTGGGACCGTACCGATGATTGATGTTGAGGCTTACGGCCAGTGGCTGACGAAGTGATGGCTTGGTCATGGCAGCTGTTGGGCGCGACATGAGGCATGCCTGCCCGGGTACTCCGCGCTGTTTAGCGAGGAAGCTTGCCTGAGGGAGACGCCTCTAGGCTTCACGCGCTTCGTGCCCAGCTCGAGGTGCACCGAGTGAGGTCGCTGCCTTCCGGCCCGGAGCACGGATGTTTCAACTTGGGGCGTCGCGCGATTAGCTTGTGCACAATCAGCGTCAGCGGGCCAGCGCGAGGCTGGCTGAATCTCTAGCGATGCCGCGACTATCCCTTCCTCCGAGTCCGAGTCCGAGCCCCACCTCGACCACGTGGCGGGGCCGACCTAAAGGAAGAGGTTCGCAACCTCCAATGGCCACCTCGACTGCTGCGAGAGCGGCTCGGCCACAATCATCGATAGCCTGCCGGACAAGAGCATTCCAGTCCCCACAGCATTGATTACGCTCGATTGAACTACGCCGCCGGGCACAGCCGCTCCATTGGCTTTGCCTCAAATTAGAAGCCGTGCATTGGCGCCGCACCAAATTCATGCACTAGCGTTGTGCAATGTCCAACTACACAGCATTGGCGCGCGCGCGATTGTGGTGCAACACCGCATCGATCCATTGATTAATCAATGAGATACAGAATCATAGTTTTGCGCGTGCAACACCTGATTGTGCGTGATCGCAACCTAACCGGCCCTTGGGCCGGTTTTTCGTTTAAGCGTGGCCGACTGGTTACACCTGAAGGCCGCGAGCTGGAACCGCAGGACCTTGCGTGGCTTTCCCTGCTGGCCGCACAGGCGCAGGAATGGCGCCGCATGATGGAGATTGCACGAGGCGGTCAGAAACGGCCATTCGGGCGTGCGGGCATCGTTGACCTGGCCGAGGTCGCCCATCGTCGCGCAAAGCGGTCTACCGGGGTGATGGCTGGTCCTGACGCCGATCCTGTGGCGGGTGTACTACCAGTACCGGGGCCGAGGCCTCGCCAGCACGTGTGAGGCGCTTCCGTAGGGGCGCTGCCCCTACACCCCGTAGAATGGCCGCCGGATCACTTGGGGGTGCCATAGATGGCGAATTCGACGGGATTGGTTTGGAAGGTGGCGTTAGGAGTGTTCATAGGCGGCAGCGCTCTGCTGCTTGCAACATGCGGTGTCCTGGGGATTGCAGGACACGCAGCCATGAAAGAACAAGAGCGTGCCGGAGAGGCCCTCGCGCGCCAGCTGTATCCAGAAGTCCCCATGGCCGAAGTGCGCAAAAAGCGTGAGGCCGCAGAACGAGCAGCAAGGCCCAAGGAACTTGCGCCGGATCACCGCTGCATCAACGGACAGACATTCCGGCGCGTGGAAAATGGATGGGTGCAGGTTTCTTCATCCTGCCCCCCGTGATGCGTCACGCAAATCAGAAGCTGGCCGGGTACGGCGGCGTCTCAGGGAACGTCCCCATTGGTCGTTTCCCGACCTCGACAAGCGCGTGAGGCGAAGCCTCACGGGAGCTGGGCGACTCAGATTGAGCGATGGCTCGGGCTGGATCATCCCGTGCCGGTTCTGCCTGTTGTCGCGGCGCTCGATACGGATTGTAGGCCGGGCCATCGCGTGCGATCGCTACGCATACCGGTATCGAAATCTTGGCCTTAGTGCCCTGCTCCGTTACGCACGTGCAGGTGGTGTCCTGCTCGGTGGTACCGGATGACATGCAGTACAACTCAGGCTGCGATTGAACGCTGCGATCATCGAAGGCAGGGGCAGACCACGGCTGAAACTCAATCCGCGGCTTGTGACGTTCGATGTACTCCTCGCGGTTGAGGGGCCGTGCCGCCGGCACGCCCGCGCCCAAGGGCGCCAGGGCTCCAGCCGCCGGCAAAGCACCGGCCCCCTGATCCACCTTCTTTGGTGCCGGTGGCGGTTTGACGATGAACGCATAGATCATCCAGACACCAAGGACCAGCGCGATAGTGACGGACAACGCCTGCCAAACCTTCTTAGGCACCTTGAACTTGTGGCTGGCCGTGTGCAGCGTCGCACTGCGATAGCGGCTATACAGCGCTTTGGGGTAAGCCCAGATTTCCTCTTCAGCCTTGTCGCGCACCTTCTCATCGTACGGGTCACTTTGGACACGCGACCACGTAAGGACGCCTGCTCGCTGCATGCCGAACGAACGATTCATGTGCGTGTGCGAGCCGATGAGCGTGCGCACCTGATGGTGAATCTTGTTCGGCCATTGCGTGACGAACACAAGATCGAAACCGCGATGCCGATGCGTCGACATAGCGCGGATGCGAGGATCATCGGATTCCCCCGGCTTTCCGGTCGACGGGAACAGCTTGCCGTAGCGCTCCAGCCCCTGAGTGTTGCCATCGGAATGCGCTTCGTCATAGATCACGAAAGACCCGTCCGGAAGCTGTGTCCAGTCATTGTGTTCGGGAAGCTTTTCGAGCCATGGAAAAGCGTCTGCGCCCTCCTCTACTGTGGCGCCCGCGATATTCGTGAAGAATCGGCGCGGCTGCGCCTTGCCGTCCTTCACCTGCTGCTGGTTCTGCTCGTAGAACTCCTGCGCCATCGACATCGCGCGCAAGGTCTTGCCGTTGCCGGGCTGACCGGAAATCAAATACATCATTTGGAAGCTGCCTTCTGTACGGCGACCTTGCCTGCGTCGATGAGAACCTTGGTCACGATGGCAGAGCCGATCATGGTGATGGCCTCCCCTGCCCCGGCCATAAGCATCACATTGGCGAGATCGGCCGCGATGCCTGACCACTTCTGAGTGATCAGGTTGAGTGCGCCCTTGACGAGCGGCAAGAGGGCTGCGCCTGTAGCGAGACCAAGGCCCGCGCCAGTCAGGACGCGAGCAAGGGAGTTGCCCAGGAGTTGAGTGAGAAACGCGGCTAGCCAAGGCATTACTTTCGCACTCCTGAGACGATGTATGCAGCCGCGAGCGCGGCGCAGGCAATGACCAAGCCCCTGATCATCTGTGCGAAATCGCAGAGCGGTTTGAACTCAAAACTGACGGAAGTAGAGATCGACCCCACGCCGACCGTAATCGTCTTGGCCGCCGGACAAGAACCACCGCCGAGACCACTTGACCACTGTCCGAGGTAGCTACTCGGAATTGGCGGATCTGCGTAGGGCATCGGAATGTCGCCGGGGTATGTGGGGTTCTCCGGAAGGCTGGGGTTCTCCCCATCGCCATCACCATCGCCGTCGCCTTCTCCCCCGCCATCGCTATTGCCACCACCGTCGCCGTCGCCATTGCCGCCCCCCTCTCCGTTGCTGCCGCCATCACCACCACCATCGCCATCACCACCACCACCACCGTCGCCGTCGCCACCGCCCGTTTCACCACCGGTCCCTCCGCCGTCCCCATCCCCATCCCCTCCCGGCGTTGCAGGCGTCGGGGACGGGGCATCCGACTCAGTACAGGTGCCGCCAGTTGGCATGTAGCTAAACCCGGCCACTCCCAAAGGGTCCAGTGAGCTGGAATACATGCATCCGTTGTGACAGACATTGACCGAGGCAGCGGTAGAACCGCCCTCCCACCCAAGCTCTTCCGAGCGAGCCAAGCATTTCTTGTCAAGCGGATACGCGTAGAAAACCGAGGTTGCGCCAGTAAATGTCCCCTGCACGCCTGCGGAGTAGGTCTTCACCCAGCCGTCAAAGCCGGGAGTATTGCCGATGACACCTGCAGTGCACGCACCATATTCCGCAGCAGGATACTTAACGCGTGTAGCGGCCATGAAGGCCTGGCACTCCGCAAACGCTGTGCCTTGATCGCACTGTAGGTAATTGCCCTGAAGATAGCATTGCTGTTTCTGAGCGTAAGCACGAGGCGAGACCAAGGCACCTGCTGCCATAAGCAGCAAGGTCAGCGCTCCCGAAAGAAGGTGGCGCGCAGTCAACGTCAATCTCCGAATGCCATGTAGAGCGCGGCACTGCCAACACAGAGAACGAATAGACCAAGCATCACAAATCCCCCATAGAAAAGGGGCCGGATTGCCCGGCCCCGTGTTACAGCGATCAACCGAAGATCGCGCCCTTGATCCACTTGAAGCCGACCGAGATTGCAGCCGGTGCGAGCTTGGCGGCACCAATGGTGCCCAGGACAGCGGCCAGTCCGGCCAGAATGGTCAGTGCGCTCGATGCATCGAGTTCCATGGTGTTCCCCTTCGTTAGTTTCGGATGGTTCTGCCTATCTGCTTGTATGCCCATGCCACGGCGAAACACACCGCGACCATGGACAGGATTCCCGACACCTCGGCAGTGGTAAGTGCGGGAATATCGGTGCGCGGCACGAATCCAGCCTGCTCACAGGTGCCGGTCTGCTGGTTGAATTGCAGGCATTCGTAGACGTACCGCGCCATGACTTAAGCCTTGGCGGAAGCGGGCGCAGTCGCGGCAGGCGCGACCGGAACCAGCATGAGACGGCGGCCCACGATCAGGTCGCCGTACTGGCCGACATTGAAGCTCGATGCGTCCACCACGTAGTCGCCCGGCGGGTACGGGGCCTGCGCATCATCCAGGCCGAGCCGGAACGGATGCGGGAAGTCCTCCCCGTCCTTCATGATCGCGGCGGACTGCTCGCGGAAAACCATGGTGCTGCCGTCCTTGCGCTTGATCTGGCGGGGGGTGACGGTGGCAGTGCGAATGATGATCTTGCTCATGCGGGTATCTCCAATTTCCATACGATGATCCGGCCCCTGTCGGTGATCACTTTCCACGGCGAGGGCCAGAAATCGCCGGTGATTTTGTCCACGTAGCCGCCCAGGGCTTTGCGGATGTCGGCAAGCACGCCGAGTGCATCGCGTGCTGCTTTAGGTGCTTTCCACCAGCGCAGTTCACGCTTCGATTCAGTGTTGAGCCCGCCGATGGCATGAGTGCGGAATCCCTTCGGGAACGACGCCAGCATGTCGGGGGAAAACTTGCTGGCGTACTTCGCCAGATAGCCCACTGCATTGCGGGCTTTCTCGATCTTGGTGTGACCGTGAGGCCACCACCCTGCCCTGTCTGCTTTCGGCAAGAAGATGCCGCGCGGGATGTAGATCAAGACGTGGTAATGGGGAACCCCGGCTTTAGTGAGCTCACCGCACCAGAGGTAACGGAAACGCGGACGGTATCCCCGGTAGCGCAATCGGACAGCTCGATTGAAGAAGCCCCGGATGCGCTTAAGTGTCTCGCTAATGTCACGAGGGCCAGCGTCACTTCCGTTTCGGTAAGTCGTGGTGAGCATGTACCACGCGCCACGGAACGAGCCTTGTTTCGCCTCTTGGTCATGAAGCCTTGCTCCGGTAATCAGCGACTTCTTCAGTCGCAGACCACGAATGTGATTCGGGTCGAGAGTGAGTGACACGCGGCGCGTGTCACTTGTTGAAGAATGGACAAGCCCAAGGCGTCGGCCTCCGGCCGCCGCCGAGAATCCGTGCGCGGCGTTCTTCTCATTGAACAGTTCGGCACGACGCTGCGCGCCATAGGCGCGTGCATTTGCCACATCGAATGCAGCCAGCTCGGGCGAGCGACGATCAACCGGTGTTGCCGATAGAGGCACGCGCACGTCGCTTTCGCTGCACTCGTAGCAGAGGCCACCTTTGAACAGGTAGACACTGATATTTCCGCAGAATTTGCAGGCTCCGCCGCTCATTCGGTTGGCTCCTGAGTGATGCAGATGCACGTGCGGCGGCAATAGCAGTGGCCTGGAGTGCACACAGGCAAACGGAAAAGCCAGCGATAGACGTTGTCGAGGAAGGTGCTCACCAGCCGCCCTCGCGGTCGTGGGCAATCCACATGACGACGCAGGCGCAGAGAACGAACACGCCGAATGCGATCACGTTGATGCGCAGGAACAGGTCGAGTGAATCGCCAGCCATCTGGATTACCGGCGCCGTGATGAATGTGGGCGGGGCCGGGATCACTGGCGAACCTCAACGTGTGCTTGGGATTCGTCACTGAGCGCAAATTGAGCGGCACGTGCCATATCAAGCGCCAACGCATGAGCATCGCGACGGCTGGCGCAAGCAACGGAGTCCAGGCAGCGGCCAGATACGTACACGGACGCGATGTAGACCATGACCTGATGCGGACCGAAGCCGCGCGCCACCATCGGGTCTACTCGCCACTGGACGCGATCAGTCATGACGAACCTCAGCGCGTGCCTGGGCAATGACGATGGCTTGGCGTGCCCCCTGACCTGCGGCGTACTCACGCCGGTCCAGCCACCAAGCCGTGATCCGGGCCAAGCCCACGATCACCGCGATCAAGCACATCCCCACGATGCCTAGAACGGCCGCATCCATCGCCCTGCCCTCTCCCCAAGCCCCTACCCCAAGGGAACCCGCCAGCGGCCTTGGGGTGCCGGTGGCGGGTGTGGTCCATCTGGACCACGCGGAGCATGTAATCTAAAAGGACCACACGTTGTCAACCAAGAGGACACCATGACCGCCGTAGGTGAACTGCTAGATGCCGCCCGCGAACGCACGGGAATCCCGTCTGACAACGCTTTGGCGGCCCGACTGGGAATTCAGAGGCAACTGCTGTCGAAGGCCCGCGCGGGCGAAAAACCGATCTCTGATGAGCGAATTGCGCAGATCTGCGCTCTTGCGAAGCTCGATGGCCCGACTTGGATCGCCATGATCCATGCCGAGCGCGCCACGACGGCGACCGAACGCGCCCTGTGGCGACTGATGCTGGACCGAATGGGCGCGGCGGCTGCGGTCGTCGCGCTGGTAGCGCTGTCGATGCCGGGCCTCGCAAACGCAAAAACCGCCCAAAATCAGGCGGTTAGCGGCGGCCTACTGACCCATTCTGTATATTATGTTACAAGCAAGATCGCTACCCAAGAAGCCAGAGCCTCCCCAGTCCTCAGATCCCTGACCTCACTCCTGGCCAGCGTTCCCACTCACTCCCCGCAGCGCCGATAG